ATTTACCCGCTGTCGTTCGCGCCATGAATCTCATCAGCACCGACTTGGCGCGGCTTCCGTTCTCGGTAATTGACTCGCAAGGCCAGGTTGTCGATTCGCCGATCACGCAATTGATGACGCGGGAAGCCTCGCGCTGGCAGTCGGGCTACGAGTTTCGGCGCTACATGACCACGTGCGCCCTCGATTCGGGCAACGGTTTGGCACTCATTCGCCGTGATTCATCGGGCACCGTCGCCGAATTGCAACCACTTCCGAGCGGAACGTCCACGGTTGAACTGACCGAAGAGGGTGTTCAGTACCGCTTGGGCGGGAATCTCCTCAAGGCAGACCAGGTGCTACACCTCGGCTGCTATCCGGATCCGCTGTCGCCGAGTTGGTATATGTCGCCGATGGAGTCTTGTCGGTTCGCCATGGAATTGGCGGCAGACCAGGACGCAGCCCACAAGAGCCTGATTCGCACCGGTAGCACCGGCAAGGTTTCGATCTCTCACCCTGGCGCGATGTCCGATCAGACGGTGCAAGCCATCCGCGACGCCTGGCAAACCATGCACGCAACCGCGGAGGGTGCATCGCGCCCGCTGATCCTGCGCGAAGGCATGAAGGCCGAGCGCATCAGCGCTGAATCAACCACAACTAGCATTGAGTCGCGCCGGTTCTCGATCCAAGAGATCGCCCGCGCATTCGGCGTACCGCCCGAAATGCTTTACCAGCAGGGCGGCGGGGCGCTGTCCTCACAATCCGAAACTGCACGCGCCTACGTTGACGGCGCACTCGCCCAATGGGTAACCGCGTGGGAGTCGGAGATCACGCGCAAACTCTGCGGGCCCGGCGAACACGCAAGGCTCGATACCGACGTCCTGCTCCGCGGCAATATGCGCGATGCCGGCATGGCGCTGTCAAAACTCGTCCTCGCCGGGATCCTCTCACCGAACGACGGCCGGAAGCGCATGGGCTTGCCTCCGATTGCCGGCGAACAGTTCGACATCCCAAGTGTGTCCATGCCAGGCGGAATGAGCGCCATGCAAGGCGACAACGCCACCGAGAACATCGATGGAGGTGAAGACATTGCTTGAAATCCGTACCGCCAAGATCAGTATGCAAGGCGACAAGATCGGTGGCTACGCCAGCGTGTACGACGCTCCAAGCCATCCGCTCACCGTCCGCGGCCTCAATGGCGGCAAGCCATTTACTGAGAAGGTCGCCCGCGGCGCGTTCGACAACTCGCTCCGCTCCAACATCTCGCTGCTTGTCGGTCATGATTCGCGCGACCTACTCGCCAACACCAAGAGCGGACTGCTGCAACTGAACAGCGACGCACACGGCCTGGCGTTTGAAGTCACGCTCCCCGACACACAACGCGCCAAGGACATCCGCGCACTAGTGGACGCCAACGTCCTCAGTGAGATGTCGTTTGGCTTCAACGTCATCTCCGATTCTTGGAGTGGCAGCACACGAACACTCACCCAGGTGAGGCTGTTAGAGGTCTCAATCGTAGAAAACGGCGCTTATCCGCAGACGAGCGCCGAAGCCCGCAACATTCATTCGGGCTTAGCCCGTCTTCGTCTGCGTTTAAGGATGCCGCTATGAAACTGTCCGAACTCTTTGAAAGCCGTAAGGCGCTCACCGCAGAGCGCGATTCCATTCTCGCACAAGACTCACTCACCGTGGAAGTCGAAGCCCGCGGCCATGAAGTCGCAAACGAACTCGCAACCGTTGAAGCCGAGATCCGTTCCGCGCAAATGCGCGAGCGTTTCGCATCTTCAAGCGCCGTCGAAATCATCGCCAAGCGCGATATGGAACTCGGACGCGAAGAGCGCGACACCAAGAAGTACCGCGACCAGTTCATCGGTTGGTTGAAGGGTGGCGCTGCACCTGAAGTGCGTGCACTCTCAACCGCAACCACTCCTGCAACCGCTGCTGGCACGATCATGGTGCCTGCCGTTTACGAGACAGAGATTCTGAAGTACCTCGATAGCCAAGATTTCATGCGCTCGTTGGCTGATTATCGCGGTGGAGTCACTGGCTACCCATCGCTCCGCTACAACACGCAGACCAGCGCTGCTTACGGTGGCGGCACTGGTTCGTGGATCGCTGAAGGTGGCACTGCTGTAACCAATGACATGGCACTTGCTGAAGTGCTGTTGCCTCCGAAGTTGTGCTCACCTACCACTCAGGTTTCGCAGACGCTGTTGCGCCAAGCGAATTTTGACGTGGAAGCCGAAGTCATGATGGACTTGCAGAAAAAGCTGAGCAAAAATCAGGCCTTCGCATTCATGGGAGGCACGGGAACCAATATGCCAACTGGCATCTTTGATCCTGCAACCACGACCACTGGCGTTCGCACTGGTGCATCGTGCGCAAGCAACACCAATTTGCGCGCACAGAAGGTGACTGCTGCAACTTCGGATTCGGCAGTGACGATTGCGAATCTCACCAAGATGCGCTACGAGACTCTGCCAGCGGCTTACTGGAACAGTCCAACATGCGCTTGGATCATTCCGCAAGACGTCTACGCAGCGATCGCTGGCATCATCGTGAACAATGTGCCGCTGTTTGTTCCTTCTGCTGATGCTGGCATCAGGAATGCAGCACCGTTTACGCTCATGGGCCTCCCGGTCTACGTAACGCCGTACATCCCGGTGAACGTTGCAACTGCAAGTGCAACTATCAAGACCGTAATGGCAGTGGTTGGAGACATCCGCGAGTCCTACAGCATCCGCGAGTGGGCAGGAATCGGGATGATCCGCGACGACATCACGTTGGCCACGACTGGACAGGTGAAGTACACCGCGATGTCGTTCGCTAATGCGAACATCACCCGCGGCGATGCGCTTGTCCAACTGCGCGTGTCCAACATCGCGTAATGATCCTCTCATCCTTTGGGTGGGTGGGGCTTCGGCCCCACCCCCCCTCAGCGAGGAACAATGGCTTTAGATCTAGCAAAGTTTCGAGGTTGGGCGAGGATCCCTCACACCGAAGACGATGTGAGCATTGGCATTGCATGGGCAGCCGCAGTACGCGAATTGGAAGAGCGCACAGGGTGGTGCGTGGAGTCGGTCACCAGGACGCAGTGGGTGCCCGCAGCGCCCGTGACAATCTACGGAGGTCTGTACCTCCGTCTTGAGCGCCAAGGCGACCTGGCGGGCACTACGGCCGTCTACAGCGACAGCACGACGGTACCGCTTACTGGCACGTGCGCGAAGATCCAAATCAATGGCTTGGTCTACGTCGATATGGAAATCGACAACCTGACCTACCCGGTCACCCTGACCGTGACGGCCGGGAACGCAGCGCTCAACCCGCTGCTCGAAATGGCGCTCTTGCAACGCGTCGCGCACCATGTTGCAAGCCGCGGCGATGACACGGTAGCCCTGGACTCGACCTACTGGGATCGGATCACCGGCATGATGAGTAAGGGGATAGGGTAGTGGCCGGGCATGTTCCATCCGGGATGATGCGCCTCGTCATGACGGCGCAGAATCCAGTAGCCACGGTCGACACATTTGGCCAGGCGCAGGAGTCTTGGTTGTCGTTTGCTACCATCGCGGTGCACATTGAGGTTGCAAACACGGAAGAGACAATGGTAAACGGCGGCTCAAGCGTGCGTACCGATTGGCGCATCCTCGCTGCTTTCCATCCGTCCGTAACCACGCGTTCTCGTTTGCTCTTAAATGACAACGGCACTACGCGAACGTTCTTTATTAAGGGTTGCTGGGATCGCGATCAGAAGCGCCGACGCCTTGAGATTAACGCGGTGGAGGTAACCGAATGAGGTTCCACGACCGATACATGGGCTCAACTCGTAGCGGTGGCGGTGGTTCTTCACCTTCGTCGAAGTCTGTCCGCATTCTTATTGATACAAACGAAGTCACGCGCACACTAGCGCGGCTTTCGCCCATGCTGAACGAAGCCGTACGAAAGAAGGCAATCCGTAAGGGCTTTAAGCCGTTTGTTGGCAACCTGAAAGCCGTCCTGATGAATGCGCCCTACATCCGCAGCGGAAAGAACACCCACCGCAAGGCAATCGGGGCCGCTACGCGTGTTAGTTCTCCTAAGCGAATGGCCGGGCCAGGCTCGTCTATCCGAGCAGAGCTTGGCGTTCAACTTGGAAAAAAGGGCGGCGCGCGCGCTGGCGGCAAACAATTTGTGTTCCCCTGGACTGAGAACGGATTCATTCACAAAAACTCAGACCGCATGATTCCCGGCAACCACTACGGCGAGATGTGGGGCAAGGCAAACGTGAACCGGATCATGCAAGCGATCAGCACGGAAATTCTCATTGAGGCTCGGAAGATCCTCGGAATGGGGAATACCAGTGTCCCTAAGTAATATTCAACGCGCTGTCCAGGCGGCACTTGAAGCCAACGCAGACACGTTCTGCGGTGTTCGCCAGGCGGGTGTTGCAACACCGTGTTACGTCTACGAAATCACCAGCGCTGCTATTGATGTTGTTACTTCAGGCATACCTTCCCTGTGCCATTGGACGGTAACCGTCCAAGTGGAAGCCATCGCCGATACGGTCGATCAGTGCCTCGGACTAGTTGACGATTTGCGGGCTACGTTTACTTCACCAATTACCAACGCCACCTACGACTGTGTGCTTGTGTTGTCAGCGTTCAGCGTGACCATGAGCACCGAATCAATCGATGACGGCAAGACCGATGCGGAGCGCATTGGGACTATTCAACTCGAACTACTTGTACAGGAGACCACCTAATGGCAATCACTCCCGGATACGGCGGAGCGCTTACGCTCAACTTCCAATCGTCAACCGCTGTTTCGTATGCAGCCAAAAATGTCACATTTAGTCATTCGCGCTCATCGCTTGACTCCACAAGTCTTGCTGACTTTGCCGAGAAGCGGATGCCTGGCCGCATTCAGCGCAGCGTTACTTTTGACTGCATGGCAGATTCATCGCTCGATGCGGCCATTCGCACGCACATGAACCCGACCACCATCGCACTGGCGCAGGGTGTCACGGTGGCATTCAGTTACACCGACAAGGGTTCAATCGCTTACACCATCACCGGACACCTAACCAGCGCAACGCGCACCGATGACGGTTCGGGCCCTGGTATGTGGTCAATGACACTTGAGGAGGCTTGATGCCGTTTGATCTGTCTTCAATCTCACCAAAGCCACGGCGCGTTGATGTGCCTGGTGTTGGCGTCATCATGGTGCGTGAGCCTACGATGGCGGACTACACCCGCGCAGCCGCTGATCCGTACTGGTGGGCGGCTTGCTTGTCTTGCATCGATGGGACGCCGTTTGTCCACAACCACGGAGAGATGGCAAACGTGCGAGCGGACATTTGTTCGGCGCTGCTAGAGGAGATCAACCGGGAACGTTTTACGACGCCGCCGAACGGCGGCTCTGGAGAATCGCAGACGCCGAGCAACGCATGAACATGAGCGGACTCATTGCTAAGACGGAACTGACCACCCTTGAGCGGTGCGAATGGCTGCTCACGGCCCTGGTGTGCAATGCTGTCGGTCAGAAGCCACAGCGCTGCATTCCTTGGTTAAAAAAGGAGACCTATGGCAGATAAGAGCATGAAAGCCGTCATTCGCGCTGAAGTTGATCCGTCCGGCGTCATTAAAGGCGTCGCCGCAACCAATCGCGAACTGGCCAAGTTGAACAGCAAGACGAGCGCTATCGCTGTCGGTGCATCGTTCAACATGGCGCAGATGGGCTTTCAGATGCTAATGAGCGTCTTTCGCATGATGGATCGACGCGTTTCCGAAATGGCGCAGATGTCTACGCGGTTTTCGCCCGAGGCGCAAACTGGCGTGATGAGAACCAAGATGCTTGAATTAAAGCGCGAGCAGTTTTATGCAGAAAAATTCGGTTTAGATGTGGCTGGCAGTGAACGCGTAAAGCGTGAAGGAATCGTAAGACGCGCCGAACAGGACGTGGCTTCCGGAACTGGAGGCATTTCTTTTATTCAAAGCCTTAAAGAAGATGCTTCTTCGCTTATGAATGCAAGCTCGGGAAACTTCATGGAAAACATGATGGATCCAAGCAAACTAATAATGGATCAGCAAGTGAACGCAAGGCGTTTCAAACAGTTACAAGGCTTTATGCCTTTCTTAAGCGAAGATTATTTGCTCCAAAAAAGGGCAAGTGGCGGGTACGGATTGAATCTCGAAGCGTTTGGACAGATGGGGCAAAACATGACCGCCGGAATGAGTGACAACAAAGATAGAGATATTCAAGTTAGGGAAGCCATCATTGATGCTGAGAACTTGCGCATGATGCGCGAACAGAATCGGCTTCTGAAAGGTGGCTCGTAATGTCATTCACACTCGTTGAACGCGCAAACAGCCGCAGTTATTCACTTGTTCCAACGCCAGGTGAATCCTTTATCACTTTGCAGTACTTGATGACGTGGAGCAGCGCCAGCACACAGCCAACCGAGGGGCAGATTCTTGCTGCTGCTGGAACTCCTCCAAGCCGAATCAGTTCATCGGTTTACACGGGCAACTCATACCTAAAAACGATGGTGGTTCGCGAGGTTGCCATTGAGCCAGTACGGGAACGGCAGAACGCTTGGATTGTCACGCACCGCGCAAGCACGCGCAACGGTTCGTTACTTAGTGAGACAGACGGCAGTTACTGCACGTGCACCCGCGCTACGGTGGTTCGATCAACTGCCATGTACCGCAAGAGTCCTACTTTCCCAACGAACGGAACAGTGACGTTTTCGGGTGCTGGAGATATCGGCGGCACAGCCGTTGACACTAACGGAAAACCCAAGGTCTACGACGTACCGCAGCAACTTGTAACGATTGAAACGCAATACGACAGAACGCTTCCGCAAGGGAGCCCAGCTGCTGAACCACTGTGGTCGGTTTACACGTCTTACGTAGGCAATCGGAACAGCGCTGTGTTCCTCGGCTTCCCAATTGGAACGCTGCTTTACCAAGGCTTTCAGACCGCACCGGAAGACAACTACTACCGGATGAGCCACACGTTCCTTTATGACGCCTGGTACCACCTTGAGCAGATCCCCGCGCCGAATCCGACCGGCGAACCAGTGTTGGTTGCTGGCGTCACTATCGGTGGTATCCCAATTCTGCAAGTCGACAAAGTTGTGTTCCTGCAACGGTACGACACGCTCTCAGCGTTCTCCGGCATCTTGTCGGCATTGGATCTGGCCGCGTTGACTAACCCGAAACCACTGGCAATTGCATAATGGCTTTCCAGAACCCTATCTTCAACGGGAACTTGTACGGCGGCCTGACACGGTTCGCTATGAACGGTTTCGCGCAGACTCAGCGTGTGGCAACTGCCAACGCTGCGGGTATCAAGTTTGCCCAGGGTGAAGCGTTTGCCAAGGCGCCCACCAAGTCTGTCCTGGTCAGCCTTGAGTCTGCCACAGCAATTTCAGGCGCTGCCAACCGATGGACGTACGCCGTCAAAATATGGTTCCCAACTCCAGTCACAGGTACTGGTATCACGGTTCCAACCAATGACAAGAGCGGGACGTACGCCGCGGCAATCAACCTCCGCGAGTGGCACAACACTTCCACGCTTGTTGATGGCATGAACATTTCGATCGCGCCAGCTGCAACCGTGGGTCCAGTCGGTTCGATCTATGACTCCGGAACGGCTTCATGGCCGACCGGAGAACTTTCCGCGAAGGTGGAACTACACGTGTGCAACGATAGTTCCGGAGCCGTCTTTGCCTACTTCGACCGACCAAACCCAATGAGGTGCACCTGATGCCTAATCTCGACCTAGCGCTTTCATACCCGTCCGTAGTCATCGTCCCTGGCGAAGAGTGGGTGCTTGCCGGGACAGTCCAGGTGGAAGGCACAACCACCGCGCAGAACCTCACCGGCTACACGGTCAAAGGCAACGTGCAGATCGGATCGACAAACACTCTAAACACAGGAACGTATGCCGTAGTGGTTGCCGCGTCGGGCACGTTCACTTGGACGCTATCGATGGCGCAGACTGCCGCGTACCCGTCCAACTCATGGGGCACCATCGTCCTGTACCTCGACCACGCTAGCACCGATTCGCTGCACATTGCAACGATCGGCTTTCGCACCTCAGCGGAGACCATCTGATGTACACCTCAATGTTTCGCAAGGCGATGCTGGGCGACACGGCGCTGCTCTCACTGGACTTCACCGCTGGCACAGTGCCGACTGCCGTGACGTTTACACGCGCAGATTCCACGGCGCGGGCTACGTACATCGATGCCAGTGGGTACGTGAAGACGGTAGCAGCCGCTGGCGATGCGCGATTTGATTACACGGGCGGCGTGGCGAAGGGGCTGTTAATTGAGGCGAGTTCTACAAACTACCTAAAAAATAGTGCTGCATTGAGCGGTACTGGTTGGGCAACGGGCGGAACTGCCACTGTTACTACTAACTACGGAATTGCGCCAAACGGTCTGACATCGGCAACACGTCTACAGATGTTCTACAGCGGTAGTCCTGGCCGTGTGTACCAAGACAGCGGATTTACAACTAAGCCGTATACAAACTCAGTATGGATCAAAAGCAACACAGGCGGTAACCAAACGCTGAACATATGGAATACGAATGGTTTGGGAACAGCCCTTATTACCGTGACTCCAACTTGGCAACGATTTGAAAATGTAAACACGACCGGAACTAGTCTTGCAGGGTATTTCTATCTTGAAAACCCGTCAATTAACCCGGCAGTAGTCGTTGACGTATTGGTGTGGGGCGCACAACTAGAGGCGGGATCCAACGCAACTAGTTTTATCCCAACTACTACGGCTTCTCTCACTCGCCTTGCCGACGATGCCGTGATTCGAAGTACCGCGTGGACATCGCTCTACGCGCAACCAGGCGCAATAGTGGTGGAGTTCTACCGCGGCGCGTACGGTGCTGGTGATCGATCGATCATGTCGACCGATACAACGGCCGCACGGCATTGGCATCTAAAGCAAGCGAACGCAAGCGCCACGGCGCAGATCGCTTTTAGCACTGGTTCGCCAGTGACGCAGACCGGACTAACTGCCGGACTGAACAAAGTAGCCATTGCATGGAACGCGCCCACGCCTACGGCATCGTTTGACCTGTGCGTGAACGGTGCTACGCCGACATTTGGCGGTAGCAACGTGGGCACCACGCTTTCGACTTGGCTCACGCTGGGCTCCCAGTCCACCACGGGCGTAAGCGGTTCCGGTACGTGGGATGGCTACCTCAACAACTCAATCAAAAGCGTGAAGTACTACAGCGCCTTGACCTACGCAGAAATGATTGCGAAGACCACATGACGAACTACTACCTACGCACTACCACACTGGCGCAGATGAATACGGCGCTGGCGCTGATCCCAGAGCCGCGCTACATCGACATGATCGGCACACTTGGCGCTGTGCTTGACATTGACGGCGTGGAGATCACTCCGGCAGATCTACGCATCCACGCCAACGTGCGGTGCGAGACGATCGCGCCAGCGCTGCTTGCCACGCTCCCGACGTGTTTGCCAGCCACGCCGCGCAGGGAGTTTGTCTGATCTACCTCGCCGTCATCGTCGCTTGCCTATTGACCGGCTGCGCTTCGCAGACGGCGATGATCTCACAGGCAGCGACATCGAGCGCGGCTAGTGCTGCGCTGGCGCGTGCGTACCTAGTGCGGGCAAGCGCCGAACTAGACAGCATTGAGGCGCAAGCCAACGCAGTGCACCAAGCCATTCCGTACGTCAGTGATGACACGCATCCGATCTTCAGTACGCTGACCTACATGAGCATTGGTGCATCGGTGCTCGTAGCCGGTGCACTGATCTACATGTACATACCACGGAGATAAGGAATGCTGACTACAACCCAATACACGATCTGGATGGTGGCGCTACTCGTAGTCACGTTTGCGGGTGGATGCTCAGTCGGAAACACGTTCAGGAAGTTCAGACCAGTAGGAAAGAAGGTACGCAAATGATTTTTGCATCTATGGAATCGCTCATTGGAAGTCTTTGGTTCGGCATTATGCTTGGCGTGATCGGCGTAGTGGGTGGCTACATCTACTGCCGTCGGCAGAGCGGCAAATGAGTCGAAGACGGTCATGTTGTTGCGGTGGCGGTGAAGGTGATGTGTGTTTCAAGTTCGCCGTAAACGCGAAGCATTTGCAATGGTGCACACTTGCTTGCACTGTCATTCCGTGCACCGTTTACCGGGATGAAAGTTGCCCGGCTTCGGATTCGTTTGGGGTAGCCAACGTCTACACCCGTGCGCTTGGAACACTACAGCCGCAACAATTCGTAACGAGCCGCGCTGGCCCTACGTGTTCATGCGGCATCCCATGCGTCTACACCTGGACGCCGCCGGAGACTTCGTGGGATACGTCTATCTGTTTCAAGATGAACGGACTAGGCGGCCAGTGCTTTGGGTGTCCTGAGATCATTGACTCTAATCCGGTCGGCAGCATTAACGTCATTCTTGGCGGCCCATTAACCTGCCCACAAGTCTGCGGATGTTGCGGCACCGGTACGCGGTTTGTTTCGATCGAGTACTCGCGCACGGTTCCCGAAGTCACAGTGCAAGGCGATTGCGGCAGCGTTGTCATCGGTGGATTGACTAGTGCTTGGACAACCAGTTACACGGCGCAGTACTGCTGGGACGTTTCCAATCCTTGCACGATGACGCTATTTCGAATCTTCGCTGGCTCAAACGCCTACTTTGCTCCCTCGTACGGCCCAGATGCTTTCGCCGGTGACAACTGTGACTGCGGAACCAACACAAGCAACGGCTGCGATACCTCGACAAGCGGCTCAAACTGCTATCCAAACACGGGCGATTGGGCAACGCTTTACGCTGCCGCCGGATCGCCACCCGCCACCCTCAACTGCGGAAGTTGCAAATGCTGAACCACGAAGCTCGAAACCACATGGACGCAAGCAAGCATCAACCCGTCGGGCTTGGCGATACCGTCGCCGCAGTCACAACTGCCGCCGGGATCAAGCCTTGTGGCGGCTGCAAGAAGCGCCAAGCAGCGCTGAACAAGGCTACGCCAGGGTGGCTTTCCAGAATTCTGTTGCGAAGTTCCCAACTGGTCGATAGACTCAAAGCACGCGTATGGAAGCGCTAACGGGAGCCAAGACGGCTCCGAGCGTCGCCAGCGCAATGCTTTGAGAGGAGCATTCAATGTTGGATTTATTGCTAGTTTTGTCGGGCTGTTTCAGCATGGGGGTGTTTATGTTGCTGCTGCTGGATCCAAGCCATGAGGCTTGCAAGCCGGAGGTGCGCAAGTGAACGAACTTACCATTAACGAGATCAACCCTGGCGCGATTGTCAAGCGCAACGAGGAAGTGTGCCGCATTGTCGGGCCCATCGTCCGCGCCAAGTACACGCAAGTCATCCAGGGTCGCAACTACTTGACCGTGCAGGGCGCCCAGGCGATCGCCTCGTCGCTCGGCTACACCAGTGGCACTGCCAGTCTCCGGCACGTCGAACCGACGGAAAGCGTTGCCGGCTACTGGGAAGCGACCTGCACGGTCTTGTTGAACGGCGTGGTAGTGGGCTCCGGCATCGGTTCGGTCTTCGATGACGAGCGCCCCTGGAACACGCGCCCACAGTTCGCCAGGCAGATGATGGCGCAGACCCGCGCTACTGGGCGCGCCTTGAAGGGCGTCATGGGGTGGGCGTTCGCCGCGCTCGACTACGAGGGCAGCATCGCCGAGGAAATGCCTGAGGAGGCGTCTAGGATGCCTCAGGAGGCTCCCGCGCTTCGCAAGGCACTCGCTGCGCCCTCCAAGGCGTCGAAGCCCGCTCAGGTCAAGCCTGAGCCTAAAGGCGACCGGCTCCAAGTACGCGGCGTTTGTGTCGGAGTTGATCCAAAGACGGCAAAGTCGGGAAAGGAATACTGGCGCGTAGGTCTTGAGGCGAACGGCGTCGAGTGGTTTACGTCGTTCTCAGCAGTAGATGCGGACATCATCGGCAAACTCATCGTCCTGCAGCTCAAGCCCTGGCAGGATGGGTTCCTCATCGTGGACGTCCAGGTGGTGGTGGAAGAGGAGGTGCCGTTTTGAAGCCTCAAATTCGACAGTGTCAACACTCAACAGCGCTGACCGGTGTCAAGTCGGAAGCCGCTGTGGCTCAGTATTTCCGGAACCGGAAATTAGACGTCATCGAAGTGGGAGCCCAGCGCTTTAACTACGACCTGCTAGTTGAAAGGTTTGGGCGCGTCCAAGTGAAGACTTGTCACTTGATTACCCGTAAAGGCCCGTCGTACCGTGATTCATCGCCTACGTCTAAACGTTTGCGCTGCAATTTGGCTTCCGCTGGCAAGCGCTACCAAACCGAGGTAATCGATTGGTTTGCGTTTGTTCATTGGCTCGATGGCAACGCCAAGGTGTGGTTGGTCAAAGAGGACAAATTACGGGCAACCTCGGAGTACCTGATTGCCGGTTACTCGATTGCTTGGAACACAGTCATGCTTCAATGGCAATCAGTGGCGCCTACCTACCTGCTTGCGGAGGCCGTATGACTCGTCCACAACCATCGGAAGTGTGGCGCTGCGGAGCGCTCGACGGCATCCAAAAATTGGTGCTGTTGGCGATTCTTGACTACGGACGCATCGCGTACCCACGCCAGGCAGTGCTGGCAGCGAAGTGTGGGATCAGCCGTTCGACCTGTCAACGCGCCTTGGATCAACTACGTGTAAGTGGTGTCCTGACAACGAGTAGCCGAGGCAAGGCGCTGGTCTACCGGATCAACCTGACAGGCGAAGAGAAGCATCAAGATGATGCATCACGAAGCGTCAAGATGACGCAGGAGAAGCATCAAGATGATGCATCTACCGGCGTCAAGATGACGCAGGGATCGGAACTAGTCCATTTAACTAGTCCACCTAACCAGGGAAACGCTACCGCGTTCAACGGGTGGGAGGTTCAAGATGACATAGCAAACCGGATCAAGCAACGTGACCCGAGAGCGGACATCAAGAGCCACTGTTCGGTCTGCCGGCGCGTACTCATCTCGCACGGTCTGAGCGACCGTGATGCAGTCGGAGCCTGGCGGCTCCTCTTGGAGCATTGGGCCCGCAGCGGCAACGATGCGTATTCGACATTGAAGTTCCACACCGAGAACCTGAGCGGCGCACGTGACGTCGCCAAGGTTGTCCTACATCGCTTGCAGGGAGTCGCATGACACAGCCAGAACGCCTCGAAGATCAGATCCTTCAGCAAGTGCTTGTGATCCAAGCCCTACGCATGAAGATCGCCCGCATGGAGTCGATTTACACCACGCCACGTTCTGTCAAATCCACTGGGCAGAATGGGACAACCGAGGACACACGCCACCAGCGTGACACTATCGAGGAATACGGGCCCATCACGCCACGTTGTGTCACGGACAAAGAAGTCGAACAAGCGGAAGATGACGGAGCATGACCAATTCCCGCATGAAGGGTAAGAACGGCGAATTGGACGCTTGCCGTGCGCTGGAGAAGTTGTTCCCATTCAAGTGGGAACGTACTGCCCAGCGCTATGGCAAGGGCAAAGCCGACATCGAAGCACAGTGCAGCTGGAAGATCCACGTTGAGGTAAAGCGCCGAAAGACAGGCTATTCGTACGTGTATGGACGTCTTGCCAATGACAATTTGATTGTCAGTGGAAGCCTTTTGATTTGTCGGCTAAGCAAACTGCGCACAGTGATGGACGATGGCGTTTGCTTGCCCAATGTTGCACCACGTTGCGCTGGCCTTGAGGATGCAATGCTCCAAGCACGTACTGATGCAAGGGTAGGTTGGTTACCCATTGTCCTTGCCAGGCAAGACGATGAGGAATGGCTATTAGCGTGGAGGGAAGAGGTAGATACGCGACTCATGGAAGAGGTACGTACATGGCTAGATGGAAGTACAAAGCCGATCTAGGCAAGACCTTCAACTATGCACATACATCACGTTCACGTGGTGGTACATGGACACGCATAGCGCGAGAACATAAGGCAGTGCATATGTGCTGTGCGCACTGTGGTGCTATTGCTGATCTTGAAACGGATCACATCTTGCCATTGCATCGTGGTGGTACCAACGAGTGGAAGAACTTGCAGAGTCTTTGTGTGTCATGTCACTCGCACAAGACCAATAATGAAAAAATTATTTGTCCAACTGTGCTCGTCAAAAAAATGGAAAATAAATGAGCCCCCGTCAAGGGGCCGAGCCCCCCCGTTCCTGTAAGGCAC